GCTCGTATATTCACGTCATAATAAAATTAAAACGTATGACTAGCAAAGCACAGCAGTTTATCGAGTTGCAAACCCAAGTAAATAACCTGATCGACATTACGTCTGGTCCAACTGATCAACTGATACAGTTGACCGGTGAGCTCGAGCTATTGGGCGATAGCCTGAATGAAGATGAGATCCATGAGGTGTGTGAGTGGTATAACGCAAATAACAACGATAGCGAGATGTACTATGAGGACATCGAGTGGATGGTCAATTGATCCAGATCCCACGTATGTACAAAAAAGAGCGCGCGGTAAAAAAAACCGCGCGTCTTTACGTCGTGCGCGGGGCGATAGCGTTTGATAGCGGACCGATGGCGGTCTGATGGCGGACTGCTCCCACGCCAATTGCGGTACATCGACGGGGCGTTGTCATGTACAAAAAACCATGTGTATTTTCAACACGCACACACCTCTTCACCATCGACAGTATATACGCATATCCCCCACAACACAATCCAATTTTCGAAATAACCCCTTTGCACCCACTTTGCAAAGCCCCAAAATCTCCTCTTAAACGATCTTTTTTGTATAGGCAAAGTATATACGCTACCTTTATGCAAAACAAACAAATTATGACACCAAAAGAAAAAGCAAAAGAATTAGTAGATAAGTATTTCAAACTTCTTAATTATGAATTTGGAGATTTAGTTTATTCACTTAGTGATAAACAACCTCATCAATGTGCATTAATAGCAGTAGATGAAATATTGTTAAGCCAATTTCAATTTGATATGATGTCTATTTACGGAACACCTTTTAATCATTATTGGCAAGAAGTAAAACAAGAAATAGAAAAACTATAATAATATGTATTGCTATGGCATCATTCGAAGAACTTGAACAATTAAAAAACAAAAAGGTAGTAGGTCACATTGCCAGAATGCATAAATCACATCAAATCAAACTAATGGAAAAGCAAATAATAACAGATCTTATGTTAACCAAAGAAGCATTTGAACAATACGCACGTAAACTACGTGAGGATCGCGCCAAAGAATTTGGTATGACATTAGAACAATGGGATGCCGCTATTGCTAATGGTAGTGTTGTTCAAACCCCTAACTCTAATACACCAACCTCTAATAATACTCAGCATGAAGCATAATTTCAAATACGTAACACCCGAGGAATCTCAGTATTATATTAAATTACCCACAGGCAAAATGCATAAAGCCGATGCATTCACCCGCATTCCTGGTGATAATGGCTGGGATGATGTATATTATCTCGCCCACTCCATTATAGATTCATCCGGCGGCGTACGTCCTATCGAATATGTTTATGTATTAGTTAATAAATCCGTACCCGGAATGGTAAAGATTGGTATGACTACTAACACACCAGATGAACGTGCACACCAGATTTCATCCGCTACCGGCGTACCTACACCGTGGATTCCTGTCTTTTCATTTAAGTGCTATCGCTCCGACTTATTGGAAGAAGAAGTACATGACTATTTCGCTGCTTATCGTGTTAATGATGGTCGCGAAATGTTTAGTATTGATTCATATACGGCACAAAAAGTAATTGAGGTGCTTGGGCAAAAATATTCTAGTACATTACACGCCGATAGTTTAATTAACTTTAAAAACGAAAAAAATGACTAAATTATTTCTTGACAGAGTTGCTGCAATTGTATTTTGGGTAGTAGGTCACGTATCTTTATACGTTTATCTTAATCTTTTAATTCCCTACGTTACAATAAATTCATTTATTCTTATGGGTTGGGTTGTTGTGTCTTATTTGGCACATCATATGTGGTCTTTGTTTATGGTTCGTAAAACATGTAGTTTATTTGAACTTTAAAACTAAATAAAATGATTAAGCTTTTATTCAACAAAAACGTGCTTTTTACCCTTCACTTGGCTGTTTGGGTTCTTTTACATGCTTTTATTATACGTTATACTAATTATCTAACCGATTATGATAGTGCGTCTTCTATTATTAATACATTTGCTTTCTCTGCTATAGTTAATTATTATACATTTAAGTATATGACGCGTCAAGCATTTTGTATATACGTAGGTATGTATGATGCAAATGATCATCTATAATTTAAACGGGTTGTTCCTTTACTATATTTATACGCGACATGAGTACTTATAAAATCAAACTTGAAGATAAAGCTGCATTTCTAAATCGCCTTGAAAAATTAGGTGTACAAGTGGATAGCTATGAAATTATTGATAATAAATTAGAAGGTTATTTTGAATTTACTACTACGGATCCAGTTACGGATCATATTGTAAAAACTGTTTTGAAACAATCTCCTAAAATTGATCGCATTAAAGAAATATTGCGTAAAATGATTCGTGAAGAACTCTCAAAGTAAATTTGGAATTATAAGATTTTTCTCGTAACTTCAACCTACAAGCGGTTTGGAAAAAAGGGTTGGAAGGAAAGGGGGAATGGGAAATGAAATAATGGGTGGATGGGAACATAAAGAACCATATATTTATATATAAACATATATTATGAGATATAAAAACAACGTATTAGATAAATTGAATCAAGCCGATGCTATTTTAAATAGATTGACTGTTCAATTAAATAGAAATGTATCACGTGATGAGATTCTTGAAACTCTTACTACATTAAAAGAGCAAATTGAATCAACTCGTGAAATGGTTTCTATCGAACATGACGATTTTGCACAACAATTCTCTGGACAATGAGTATAGTAATTTGGGTTGTAATAGTACATTTAATTGAGCTTGCTTTAATAGGTGGTTATTTACTTATTAGAAAAAATAATACACTTGAAAAAGTAGTAGCCGATCAACAACAATATATTGATGCTATCGGTATTGTAATTAATGATTCAAGTGAAACTATTAAACAATTAGATGCTCAAGGCGCATTTGAAGCTGATGATGAGGTAGGTACTTTCTTTAGAAATTTAAAAGAAATACAAACTATCCTAGACCAGTTCAATACTCGTAAAAACTAGTTTGGTTACGATATTTTTTGTTATTACATTGGATATTAAACATTAAATATCATGTCAACGTACTACGAAGAAGATTTAGACGTATTTTTAGATAGTGAACTAGGTAAAGTTGCTCTCACTAAACGCGGACAACCACGTCGCCGCAAACCAAAAGAACCTCGTGTTTATTTTACATCCGATACTGAAGAAGCAATTATTGAATATTTAGCTTCTGATGATCAAGATTTCCGTAATAGAATTTATAAGGATAGGGTTGAATATGCTTTCTATAAATTAGCAGAAAATATTATTCATACCTTTAAGTTTTACTATACGGATTCAGATACGATTGAAGAGTTAAAACACGAAGTTGTTACATTCTTACTTGAAAAGCTTCACCTTTATGATCAATCTAAGGGTAAAGCGTATTCTTACTTTGGTACTATTGCCAAACGTTATCTTATCATCTATAATAATAATAACTATAAAAAGCTACAAGAGCGTGCTGATGTAGAAGAAATAGATGAAGATAAAAATATATTATACGAAACTGTTCGTGAGGCTGAAGAACAATCTAACCCAAATACCTTTATTGATCAGTATGTACGTTACGTTGATAAACATTTATATCAACTATTCCCTAAATCTCAGGATGCTAAAACAGCAGATGCTATAATGGAATTATTTCGCAAACGCGAAACACTAGAAATATTTAATAAAAAGGCATTATACATTTATATCCGCGAGATTACTGATACTACTACACCCCAGATTACTAAGGTAACTAAAAAATTAGATGGGTTACGTACTAAATTATACAATGAGTACTACCAGCATGGGTATATAAGGATTTAAAGATACATATTTATTGTCAAACGCAATTTATGGCTAATTTTGATGATATAAAACTATTTGGTGATACGTCGTTATCAGATATTTTTAAACAAGCCCACAAACGCACCAAGGATACTGATAAGCAAATCAATGATTTAATCGATACATTGAAACCTCTTGCATCATCTAACGCAGGTTCTGCCGTTATGCTTATGCCTACTGTTAAGGATTTAATTGATGTTAATGTAAAAAACAATGAACAGTTGATTAAAATGGCAGGTATTGCACAACGTGCTGCAACTGCTAATGCTAATTCATCCCAAGATGCATTCTTTGATCCATCTGAAATTCAACAATTAATTGAGGAACAACGTGTTATTCAAATAGATGGTCAAAAATTATTAGAACAAACAGAAACCATTCAACATCAATTAGAGAATAAATAATGAAATATCAAATAGGTCTAGGAAGTCAACAATCAGCTATTTCTCAAGGATTTATTACTCCTTCTTCTAAATCATCTTCTGCTTCTTCTTATCAAGTAGTTAAAGTATTTGGTGTTTTATTAAATGAAAATACCCCTTCAAAAGAACAATTTGATAGAGCAGGAGGGTGGTCTTCTATAGGAGCTATATTTTATCAAGACTATCAACTTTCAAAAAATAAAACTTCTGTTGATTTAAATACATGTAATATTGCATTACCATTAGATCCTAATTTAAAAAATTATCCTTTAGTTGGAGAAACAGTAATACTTGTAGATGGTCCCTCTTATTCTACTCAAAATGTAAATTCATTAGGAGGAAAATATTATACAGGAGTTATTAATATATGGAATAATACCCAACAAAACTCCCCAGGTAATGATACTTTAGGTAAAACATTTACTGAAAATGCTGATATACGATCTTTATTACCTTTTGAAGGAGATTATATAATTCAAGGAAGAAAAGGAGCAGGTATTAGATTTGGTTCTACTGTTCCTCTTTATTCTGATATAAGTGAATGGAGTAGAAATGGAAGACCAGATGGTGATCCTATTACTATATTAGTTAATGGATATATTACTACAGATACAGGTTCTTTAGCTCCTAATATTGAAGAAGTAAATAAAGAGATGTCTTCTATTTATATGACATCTACTCAAACACTTCCATTAATACCAGGAGCTAGTATAATTAATCCAATAAATCCTTCTTTAGCACCTAGTAAATATGTTAATTCTCAAATAATATTAAATAGTGATAGAGTAACTATCAATTCTAAAAAGGATGAAGTATTATTGTTTGCTAAAACAAATTTAGAACTTAATACTGATAATATTATTAATTTAAATGCTGGTCAATATATTCATCTTAATACAGGAAAAATATTATTAGGTACAAAATCAGATAATACAGTACCCGATGAACCTGTATTATTAGGTGGTCAAACACATGATTTATTATTAGAAGTGTGTAATACACTACAACGATTAGCAGGATATTTAGCATCTGCTGTTACTGTTAGCTCAGATGGAGCATTACCTATTCCCGCCGTTAATGATGGAGGAACACAATTATTTAATGATGTAACTAATTTAATAGATAAGTTAGGAACTATCCAATCAAATAAAGTATTTACAACATAATGGCAGACACAACATCACCTATATCATCCCCTCCCCCACCAGCAATACCAGGTAATGTATCTACTTTAGTATCACCTAGTATATTAGCTAATCTAAAAACATCTCAACAACCAAAAGCGTTTGGAGATCAACTATTAAAAACAGGTTTAGCTGCAGGAGCAAATACTGCTCTAAATTCTACTATAGCTAGATTATATAAAGAAAAAGCGGATTTAATAGCGGAAGGAATTCAATTAGATATTGATCATCAAAAGAAACTTGCTCAACTTGAATTACAACATACTCCTTCTAAAAAAGTAGTAAATGGGCAAGTTGAAGAAATTCCTCCTCAATTAACAGATGAAGAATATAATAAAGCAGTTGCTGCTGAAGAAGTAAATTATGCTGCTGCTCAAATAAACTTACAGGAAAGGAAAGATAAAAATCAAAAATCAATTGATGATTATATAAAAGATCCTTTTGCTAAACAAAAAGAAAAAATTAAAAAACGTAAAGAAGCTAGAGCTAAAATTAAACAAAGAACTAAATCTGAAAAGCAAAAATCAAGAAAACAAAAAAGAACAGCTGTATTAAAAAATGTTAGAAAAACAATAGTTCCAATTTTAACTTTACTTTTAACTGATAAAATAGCTGATGTTATTTCTCAAAATGATACTATTAAAAAGTTAGTAGATGATACTAATAAAATAATTGAAGAAGCTAATGCATCTAACGATCCTGTTAAATTAAATAACGCTAAAGTAACTAGAGATAATGCTGTAAGTGTAATACAAAATAATGAAAATAGGATAATTAGAATTAATGATCAAATAAAAAGAATAGCAACTTACATCACTATATTTACTATTATAATAAGTGTAATAGAAATTATATTAAAATTACCATTCCCTCCATTATTACCGTTAAAAATAAAACTCCAACCAATTTTACAAAACGCTATTAAAATATTGTCAGCATTAAGTGCTTTACTAGCTGTTATTGTAGTTAGTTTACAAAAAGCTATTCAGATATTAGAAGATTATAAGGCACAATTATTAACTATAAATGGTGTATTAGATGCAAACTCATCAAGTTTACTACCACTAAATATAACATTTGGTACATCTGATTTTCCAGAATATAAAGGATTTAAATTTGCTTTACGCGAAGAAAATAATCCTAAATTTGAAGTAAGAGGCAATAAACGTCATTATGCCGTTGCTATTAATAAACAAAATATTGAACAATTAAAAAGTGATTCATCATTTACATTAGATCCAAATGATTTAATAGAACAATTAAAATTAGTAATAGATCAACAAAATTTACAAGGTTAAATATTTATTTATATGAACATTAAATTATTCAAAAAATTAATTAAAGAAGCAGTAACTGAGGCTATTTATGAAGAATTGCCTGATTTAATTGAAGAAGCATTAGCTAAGCACAACAAACAACCATTGAATGAAAATAGGACAATGAGTTTTACTAGTGCTGATGTAGCTCCGTTATCTGGAGATGTACGTAGTTCATTAATGGCTAAAATGGGTGCTGAATTTGGGTTTCAACAACCACAACGCAATGATTTAAAAGTAATCGATGCTGTTGACCCATCAACAGGAGATAAAGTAAATCCTTATTTAGCATTCATTAATGATGCAGCTAATAATATGACTGCACATGATAGATCAGGATTAAGAAATTTAGATTAATATGCCTACACCTCAAACAATACGTGTTAATCCGTTAGATTTGCAAGGAAATATTGCTATTGGGGTATCGCTACCTTTTAATGGTCCATCAGGCCCGTTTAATAGTACATATAGTACTAAAGATCAAACTAAATCTAATTTAATTAATCTTTTACTTACTAATAAGGGTGAAAGAATAATGAATCCTGAATTTGGGTGTGATTTAGGAACAGTATTATTTGAAGGTATAACAGAAGACACATCCGAATTAATAAAAAATTTAATTAATACTAACGTAGCTATATTTGTACCTGAAGTACAAATTACAGATGTGATAGTAAATATAGGAACAGATTATTCTAATAATAATTCAGTATCAGTTACTGTTAATTATAAATTAAGAATATCACAAAACGCAGATCAAGTAACAGTACAATTTACATAAAATGGCAGATAATAATATATCATATTTAAATAAAACGTTTCCTGAGTTTAAGACAAATCTTATAAACTTTGCTAAGACTTATTTTCCTACAACATATAATGATTTCTCTGAATCAACCCCAGGTAACTTATTTATTGAAATGTCATCTTACGTAGGTGACGTAATGTCATTTTATTTAGATACTCAAGTACAAGAAAATTTCTTATTATACGCTAAAGAAAAAGAAAACTTATATGCTTTATCCTATATGTTAGGATATCGTCCAAAAATATCTTATGCTTCTAACGTTAATATAGACATTTATCAATTAATCCCAACATCAGGTTCTGGTACTAATTTAGTACCTGATTATAGATATGCTTTAATAGTTCCTGAAAATACATCTCTTACTTCTAATAGTAATGGAACTAAATTTATTACTACACAAAAAATAGATTTTAGAGATACAGGAAGTATGGAAATTACTTTTGTAGATAATAATTATTTTTTACTTAAAAAAACAACCAAAGCAATATCTGCTGAAATTAAATCTACAACATTAACATTTAGCTCTCCTGAAAAATTTAGTATTGCTACTATATCCGATACAAACATATTACAAATATTAGATGCTACTGATACTCAAGGCAATAAATGGTATGAAGTACCATATTTAGCTCAATCTACTATATTTGATAAAGCAGCTAATCCAACATCTGGAAGTGATGGTGTACCATATTTAGTACAATTAAAACGTGCACCTCGTCGTTATGTATCTCGTTTCTTATCAGACAATACATTACAATTAGAATTTGGTGCTGGAGTCTCTAATGCATCAGACAGTACAATATTACCTACACCAGATAATATTGGTTTAGGATTAGTACCTGGTATTTCTAATTTATATAATAATTTCAATGCCGCTTCTGTATTCTATACACAAGAATATGGTTTAGCTCCAAGTAATAATATTACTGTTAGATATCTTGTTGGAGGTGGTGTTACATCAAATGTAGCTTCAAATACAATAACTAATATAAATAACACATCTGTTTATTTTCCAAGTGGTGTTTCTGGAGGATTAGCTGATACTATTAAGGCAAGTTTAGCATCAAATAACCCAAGTTTAGCATCTGGTGGTAGAAGTGGTGATCAAATTGAAGAAATACGCAATAATGCATTTTATGCTTACCAATCTCAATTACGTGCAGTAACTAGAGAAGACTATATGGTTAGAGCATTATCATTACCTGCTGATTATGGTTCAATTGCTAAAGTATATGTTACTCAAGATGTAGCTCAAGAAGCAATCCCAACATCTACTGTAGCTACTACCGAAGGTCGTAACCCATTATCATTAGATATGTATGTTTTAGCGTATGATGTAAATAAAAATTTAACTGCTGCTTCAACAACATTAAAATCTAACTTAGCATCATATATCAATCAGTTTAGAATGGTAACTGATGCTGTAAATATTAAAGATGCTTTCTATATTAATATAGGAGTTAA